AATACCCCCTCTGGGTACTGAGCGTGATTGATTATCGTCCGGCACCCGTTGTATGCAGACCGGAAAACCTCAAGCGGCCTGCGCACGAAGTTTTGGGAGGTGTAGGTTTTTTTGTTCTTGTCCACGCATTGCGCCCTTCGTTGTCATCGTTGCTCATTTATAGCGCAAGCCCACGGCAATTGCAATGCCTAGTAAAATCAACTAGACACAACCACTAGGATTATTTATGACCGATCACCGTGAACCCGGCCCGGACATTTTTGAGCAAGCACTTGGACTTTTACCTGATGACGACGCTAACCGTGAACCCGGCGCGGAGGAGCAGGAAGAGGCAGAAACCGAAACCGAAGAGTTGGAGCTAAGCCTGGATGAAGGCGAGGAAACAACCGAATCGGAACCTGAAACTTACGAAGTGAAGGCTTACGGCGAGACCGTGAAACTTTCGCTTGATGAGTTGCGCGATTACGCACAGAAGGGTTTGAGCTTAGACAAGCAGCAAAAGAAGCTGCTCGATGAGCACAACGCCCGCCTAGCTGAAATCGCTCAGGAGAAAACCAAAATACAGACCGAGGCCGAGCGCCTGGGTGAGCTTCTTGAAGTGTTTGGGCAGTCGGATAAGGCGCGGGAGCATTTAGACTTCCTGCTGGAAAACGACCTGCCAGAGTACAGACGGCAAAAGGCAATGCTTGATGAAATAGCGACCAAGAGCGCTGAGTTACGTCAAGCAAAGCAGCAAGCTGAAGTGGCAGATGGCATAGAGTTGTTATCCACAACTTTTCCACAAGAGTGGGCCGACACGAAAAAACGCAACGAGCTTTTAACGAGCGCAATTGACGTTTTCCGCGAGGTCGGCATTCCTGAGACTACCACTGACGGCAAGGTGTTTGTGTTGGCCATCAAGGCCGCGCGAGCAGCAGAAAAGGCCGCACTGTACGATGCCGTAGTTGAAAAAGCTAAGGCGGAAAAAAACAAGCCTCCTAAAAAGCTCCCCACCGCGACCGGCATTACGTCAAAAGGCGGGAAAACCGAAGAGCCACTTGATGTTGTGGCCATGGCATTTCCCGGTTTGAAATAATTCACCGGAGCACTACAAATGGCAATTTTAAATAAAGTTTTAACCATTTCCGACAAAATTAATCGGATGGATCCACGTTCTAAACAGCTCACTAAATTCTATGTTGAGCTTTTGGATCAGGACACTGCGATTTTGGACACATTGCCCACTATCGAGGCAAACAACCTAACGTCTCACCAGTACAAAGAGCGCGTATTGCTGCCAACGGTAAGCAACGTAGCAGCAGGGCAAGGTGCAGTTCCTAGCAAGTCAGAAACCGCAACTAAAAACGAAGAAATCAAAATCTTCAAGTCGATTATGAACATCGACAAAGAAGCTTATGAGCTTGGCGGTCAGGGTAAAGAATACGTGAAATCAGAAATGATCGCGCACATGGCCGCGCAGGACATAGCTGTATCTTCCGGTGTTTTCTACGGATCAGCCACGGATACGTTGCAGATCAAGGGCCTGGCCAACCGCTACAACTCTTTAAGTGGCAATATCGCCGATAATGTGATTTCTGCCGGATCAGTAACAGGTGGTGATGCTACGTCCATTTATGTAATGGGTATCGGCGGACAAGGCGGAGCACAGTTTGTTTACCCAATGGGTTCTCCTAGCGCAGGATTTGAACGCACTGGTTCTGCGGATTGGACACCTGTAACCAATTCAAGCGGTGAAGTGACCTTCCAGATGTTCATGGAATTTTGCATTAACCGTGGCTTTTTAATCCCGGATTGGAGAACCACGGCGCGCATTTGTAACATCGACAAATCAGTTTTAATGGCTGATACCTCAGGTACAACCATTAATATTCCAAACTTGGTATTTAAAGCCGTTAGCCGATTGCCATCCATGCAAAAAGCCCAGTACCAAGATATTAAAATTTGGATGAATCGCAGCGTGTTTGAAATGATGAACGTGCAGCTGTACAACAAGGGCAACGCCTATTACACACAAGAGCAAGTGGGCGGCAAAATCGTCAATAAGCTGTGTGGTTATGAAGTGATGGTGACCGACTCCATCGTAAACAACGAAACCACTGTTTCTTAATTGGAGAAAATACCATGACTGCATTTTTAGAAGTTTTGGGCAAGAACCAGGCGGTAACTACTGCCACCACTACCCGCACCACCAATACCAAAGATTTTAGCGGCGATTTCGACATGGGCGCCGGTGAAGCCAAGGGTATTATGTTTGTGATTAACGTAGCCGGTGACTTCACCACGGGTGACGAGACACATAATTTCCGTCTGGTGACTGACGACAACACGGGTTTTTCATCGCTTACTGTACTGGCCGAAACCGCACCGATTAACGGCAACCTGCTTACCGCTGGCCGCCGAATTATCCTTGCGTTGCCTGACTCAAATGAGCGCTATATTGAGGGTTCTGTTGTGTCTGCTGGTACTTCGCCAAACATCACTTGGAGCTGCTATTATGGGCTCTTGAAAGACATGCACACAGGCGGAGGCGTCAACGATTCCGGCTTGGTTGTAGGTTAATTTCCCCTGGGGCTTCGGCCCCTTTTTTCTATTTTAAAGGCACTTTATGACTGCACCTATTGTTGTTACCGAGGGCGATGACTCTTTTGAGATTTTGCCTACCGATTTTGTTAAATGCGTTGCGTTAGAAGTTGGTTTTCCACAGTCGCACGGCCAGCTTGTTAAGCCTGGCGAAGAGTTCAATATGAAGGGCTCAGAATTTGCCCATGGCAAACCGACTTGGTTGCGCATCGAAGGCGTTTATGGCGCCAAGATCAAAGAAGAAATTGTGCCAGATGAGAGCAACGTAAAAGCGCCCGTTAAAACAAAAAAAGGCTAATCGATGAGCGCTAAAACGTACAACGAATTGCGGGACGCGGTGAAGAAATATAGCCGCCGCAACGACATAGATTTGATCTTCGATACCATGATTGAGCTGACCGAAGATTTTCTATACCCGAAATTACGTGTGCGTGAAATGTACGACACTTATTCGACCGTGTGCGTGGTTGGTGATCGCACATTGCCTCTTCCGGCCAATTTTGAAGAGGCTGTGAAAGCCTGGACTGTCACCAACAGCGTGCGATACCCGGTTGAGTACAGTTTGGATGCCATTGATAACCGCAATTTAACCGGGCGCCCATGCCAATTTGTCGTAAATGACGAAATAGAGTTCGACGTTAAGCCAGACAGCGCATACGTGTTCCAAATGGAGCATTTTGCGCGGCCTGCAAAACTCACCGAAGCGCTTGTAACAAATAGCGTTCTAACCAATTACCCGTCAATCTATTTTTATGGCGTGATGTGGCAAGTGCGTGAATATTCCGTAGAGCTTGAATTGGCAGACCGTGAATTTCAGAAGTTCAAGGGAGCTATTGGAAAAGCCAACGAGCGGTTTACATCGTCACAATTTGGCCCCGCCCCTAAATTTGCAGGCGTGCAAAGAAGCACTCTGCAAACCGTAAAAATGCGGGCGCGCTAATGCCCAGGACAACCCGATTTAAACGCATACCGCTAAACATAGCCACAGGTATTAATCAGGCTCAATCGCGGGCAGTATCAATAACGCGGCTGGCTAATTGGTATCCTGAATCAACGCCCAATGGCACCGGCCAGGCTGCCCTTTATCCGTTCCCAGTCCTTAGCATTTGGGGCGGCGCAACTGTATCGGAATACAATTATTACGACCGTGGCGCGCACGTCTTTAACGGAGTTCTTTACTTCATAAAAGGCTCAAGGCTTTACAGCCAAGATGCGAACGGAAACGCTACAGAAATAGGCGTTATTTACGGATTTGAACAATGCCAGATGGAAAACAACGGAAGCATAATGCTGATAACAACTGGCGGCCCGGTATACCAATATGACGGCACCACATTGAGCATTTTGACCGATATAACCTTTAACCCAAAATCGGTTAAATACCTCAACGGTAAATTCATTTTCGATAGCGACACCGGAAATGTTTGGAACACAAACCCAGGCACCACATATGTGGATGGGGCTAATTTTACCGCTCCAGAATCAAACCCGGACCCGTTCGTAAGCCCATATGTTTTTAACCAAATGTTGTATTTATTCGGCACCAAAACGGTTGAACCTTGGCGAGACGTTGGCAGCGGGAACCCACCATTTGAGCGCGAGAGCCAGGCGATTATTGACGGCTCTGGATGCGCTTCGGTTCATGGCATATGCAACACCACTGAGTTCATGTATTTCATCGACCCAAGCGGCCAAGTGCAGCGCATTCGATCATTTCAGTCTGAGGTGGTGAGCAACCCCGCGATCTCAAACACGCTGGTTCGTTATGATTTGTCCCAGTACAAAGCGACTTCCTGCCGGTTAAAGGGCCATTGGTTCATAATTTTCAACTTCTACGCCGACAACAAAACTCTGGCGTACTCTGAAAACTCGGGGGAATTTTTCGAGCTTACAAGCGGCGCGGATGAGGGCGGATGGCAGGGCGGGAGTTACGCATTCTGCTACGGCCTGCACCATTTTTTA